AGCTAAAAAGATTGGAAAAAGTCGCGCAGCTTAGGAGTATGACGAGCAACGATAGCCGTGCACAGTCTATAAACATAGGTACAGCGGGTGGGGGTGCTACCGAGATAACTATGCGGGGAGTGCACGGTGATTTTCTATGGAATGTGTATCAACCAGTAGAGGTAATTGAGCTTATTAACCAATTAGCCGCAGGGATAGGTTGCCATATTGCCATTCAACCTAGAAAAGATTTTGCTAGTTGGAGAGAATGGAAGCATGATTCAGACCATCTACCGTTTATGGGGGTGAGCGTTGCTCCGTTTGCTAATATGTGGCCCGATTTTGCTAATCATCCACCGATAAGTCGTGAAACGGGAGGTAATTTACCTTCCCCCGAAGAACAACCCGGATTAAAACCTAAACTAGAGGTTAAGGAGAAAGAAAATGTGGCAACTAAGAAAGCTGTCAACAAACGAAGCGCTAAGCGAAGCCGGACCACTTCCAAATAACTGGGGTCCTATTTTTGGCATGTTAGGAGTCCAAGATAAACTTGGTGACTTATCGTGGCTTGGTGAAAACTACTCAGACCAAGGTTGGGTTCAGGTAGAAGACGAAGTCAATACGCTTGCTGAAGCAACCCCTGCCGAGTTGGAGTGGGAAAAAGCTAAAGTTTTGTTGAGGGAGTCGGATTGGTCCGTTCTTTCAGACGTGCCTATGTATAACGAAACCCGTCAAAAGTGGATTTCTTATCGTAAAGCGTTAAGAGAAATTAAATACCAATCAGGTTTTCCTGAAAGTATAACGTGGCCTACTAAACCGGAGTGAAGTACCGCATACGGTTTAATAAAGCCCGAGGGCAACCGGGTCGTGGTACAGAAGAGCACGTATGGCGGGTGCTTCAAGACAATACAGAGTGGTTGGCTCGACACGTTATAATAGAAGTACCGTCCAGAAGTGAGCAAGAAGGCCCTGACTGGAATATGGTTTGCGAAGGCAACATGTTATTTTTTGAAGACACAGATACGGCGGTAATTACAAAATGATTATATGCGACTCAAACAACTTTGCCGTAACCCGTGCTCAAAAAACGGGCGGTGCCTCGCTTGAAATTTATTTTCTTGAATCGGGACTGGTAGATACAAACAGCGACATATACACACTTGAGGGCGGGTTTAATACTTGGGAAGAGTTTAAAGCTTATAGCGATGCCCATGACAATCTTAAGTATTCAGAGCTTCCCAGAGATTTGTACGGGTATGATTATCTTAAAGACGCACAAAAAACCTACCATGAAGTAGTAGCTGATGGGCAGGCCCCGACCGATATGCCTTGGGTGGGTACAATACGTCACCCATTACATTGGCTTGCATCCCTCTATTACTATGCAAACGTGCGAAGAAAAATAACCGCAGCAGAAAACCTTAAAAAGTACGGGCACTACACTAAAAACGATCTTGATATGGCACAAGAAGTATCCGAGCCAGACGCTTCATTTGATTTTGTTTTTGATAAGCATTGGACGCACCCTAATGTACAGGATAGCTTAAAAGCACAAACAAGCTACTATCCAGAGCACGTGCAGCTATTCAATATTGAAAACATACATGAACACGCCACAGCTTTTATAACAGCCAAAGGCGGTGCGGTAATGGAACGAATAGAAGTGCGTAAAAGCGACAACGACCCTACGTACTACTTGGATAACCTTTCCGCCGACAGAAAGCAACGCGCTTTAGATATATATGCAAAAGATTTAGCGGCTTGGGAAGCAGCATACGCTATTTATAACTAATGTTTATATCTCGTTCTAACAATTTTGTTTTCATAAGAGTACCCAAGACCGGCTCTACGTCGGCTTTGTTTTATTTTTTAAGCTCGGGGCTTTACGACTCTAGCAAAGACACGGTGGCCCTTGAGGGTAACTTTTACTCGTGGGAGCAGATGCAGAAATGTTTTGTAGATCATCCCAAAGACTACTTAGAAAAAGCCCGACAAGTTCCGTTTATGGATTTGGTTGGTATAAATAGGGAAGTGCACTCGTCATATTCCGAGTTAGTCAAGGAAGGGAAAGTAGACAAAGGGATGCCGTGTTATTCGGTGGTTAGAAACCCTATAGACAGATTGTGCTCTATTTACTTTTATAAAAATAAGCAAGGAGACGTGGCGGGTAAGGCCCCAGAAACAGAAAACGTTAACGAGTTTTGCTATAAAGCTTGTATTAAAGGCGAAAAACTAGACCCCGAGCATTCAAGTAATTTGCAGTCTAGTTATTTCCCAGATCATACAAAGCTATGGAATATAGAGAACTTACATGAACACGCGGTAGCAGACATAACTGCTTTGGGGGGCAAGGTCGGACATCCGATACATGTGCGAAAAACTAATCCGGACCCTATAGATTACCAAGCACTCTTGTCTCATGAAGTGGTTCAGATGATAGAGTTAAAATACGCTCAAGACTTTGTTCTTTGGGAAAAAGCATACGCGGTGTACAATTAAGTAGGGCTAGATAGTAGTAGGAGAACCCATGAGATGACCGAGCTAGAGCTAGAAGCAATGATACAGCGTGCTGCGGAGGCGGGGGCTAAAAAAGCCTTACGTGACGTGGGTTTACAAGACGACGACGCTGTTCATGACATGCGTGAAATACGCGACCTTCTAGACTCTTGGCGGTCGGCCAAACGTACTGCGGCAAATACCGTGATTAAGACCTTTACCTACATATTCTTGGGTGCCCTGCTAACGGGGTCCTACTTTAGTTTTTTTAACAAGCCTTAGGTGCGTATTATGAGCCACTTCCAGACCGCGCTAGTTGCCGAGGCTGTGGATGGTGGATGGCGGCTACACGCCCCATTGGTGTACTATAGCGACGTACTGGGCCGTACAGTCACTGTGCCTGCGGGCTATTACACTGATCTGGCGAGTGTACCCAGAATATTCCGGTGGGTAGTGCCTGTGGCAAACGCGAAAAACCGCAAGGCTGCCGTGGTCCATGACTATTTATGCACTCACGGAGACGGCGTTGTTAAGAACCAGAAACAAGCTGATAAGGTATTTCGTGAAGCATTAAGCGTACTAGGTCTGGGAAAGTTTAAGTCAGGCGCGCTTTATTACCCCGTGCGTATGTTTCAGTCTATTAAAGGGTGGTTTAAATGAGATTACTTACTTTAGGTGCAGTGCTGCTTGCACTCCCTGCTTGTACGCAGTTAAATAGCCTAGAAATTACCCCTGAAGATAACGCTATGGCGTGTCTAAAAGGTAGCACTAATGCTGCCGGTGGGTTACTAGGTGCAAACGTCGCGGGTATTACCGTAGAACTACCTTCTTCTGTGGATACCTCCAACTGGACTGCACAAGACTGGAAAGAGCTAGCCGAGCTTTGCGACTAGTGGGAGAGTTTACGTACTTCTCGTTCGGTGAGTTTGCTTGTACGCATACAGGTAAAAACCTCATTGAAGAGGACTTTGTACTTAGACTCGATGAATTGCGCGGCCTGTGCGGGTTTCCGTTTGTTATAACCAGTGGGTACCGCGACGCGACACATCCAGAAGAAGCACGTAAGACAAAGCCCGGTACGCACGCTCAAGGCATAGCCGCCGATATAAGGGTAACTAACGGAGCACAACGCGCATTAATTGTTAAACATGCGTTAGAATTGGGCTTTAACGGTATTGGAGTGGCTAAGACCTTCGTACACGTTGACACCCGCCCAAGCACCCTTGTTATGTGGACTTACTGATGGCCTTTTTCAAACTTACATTAGCGCCCGGCATTGACAAACAGAACACCGAATACGGTGCTGAAGGCGGATGGACGGATGGCGACAACATCCGTTTTCGTTATGGAATGCCAGAAAAAATTGGTGGTTGGACTTATTTTAACGGCACTGCAGATTACTTAGTGGGCTTTGCTAGTTTCACGTTTTCTTGGAATAGCCTCGCAGGGACTCCCTACCTTGCCGTGGGCACGGACCGGAAAATCTACGTAAGCTTAGGTGGTGCTTGGTACGATATCACTCCCCTACGAGCCACAACCGCTGCCGGTGACGTGACGTTTGCCGCCTCTACAGGCTCGCCTATAATAACCGTGACAGACGCCTCCCACGGAGCGTCACAGGGGGACTTTGTTACCTTTAGTGGTGCAGCAAGCCTCGGCGGGCAAATCACCGCTGACATCCTTAACTCCGAGTGGGAAATCACCGAGGTCACGAACTCAAGCACCTACACAATCACTGCCCCTGTCAATGCTGACGGATCAGACACGGGTAATGGCGGCGCTTCAGTGGTAGGCGCATATCAAATTAGCGTAGGTTCTGACACTAGTTATTTCGACTTCGGTTTTGGTACAGGAACATGGGGCGCGGGTACGTGGGGTACTCCACGAACTGAAGTGCAGGTTGAAACGCTCAACGCGCGTATTTGGCATTTCGATAACTTTGGCCAAGTGCTGCTTCTGCAGCTTGTGGATGGGGAGCTATACCAGTGGAATCCTTCCGACGGCGTAGATACTCGCGCTTCACTGGTTTCTGGTGCACCGACTAAGAACGGCTACATGCTAGTTTCTAGTCCAGACAGGCATTTAATTGCCTTAGGCACTGAAACCACAATAGGTGACCCTGACACTCAAGATCCTTTGTTCGTCCGATTCTCCAACCAAGAAGACATTAACACTTTTGCCGAGTCTGCTACGAACACGGCCGGTGGCCAACGGTTATCCGACGGTAACAGGATTCAGACAGCAGTCAGGGCGCGTGGACAGATACTGATATTGACCGACACGTCTCTTCACGGCATGCAATACATTGGTCCTCCGTACACGTTCGGTTTCCAACAGCTAGGCAGCAACTGTGGTGCCTTGGGTCCAAACTCTGCGATAGAGGTTAATGGATTGGCTTTCTGGATGGGCCACGAAGCGTTCTACGTCTTTGACGGTACGGTGAAAAAGCTTCCCTGCACACTACAGGATTACGTCTTTGACGACATCAATCTGGTGCAAGAGGATAAGGTTTTTGCTGCGCTGAACTCTGACTTTAACGAGGTCACGTGGTTCTATTGCAGTTTCACGTCGGATTATATTGATCGGTGTGTGACTTATAACTATCTTGAAAACGTCTGGTCTGAGGGTACGTTAGCGCGTACTTCTTGGCAGGACGTGGGGTCGTTCCAACTTCCCACGGCTTCTGAGTATTTCCCTGAAAGCACTGAGGCTACTATAGGCACTATTTACGGACTCACGGCCGGTCGAAGCTTAATATATAACCACGAAGACGGTGTTAATCAGGCAGACGGCAGCGCGATTACGGCCTTTATCGACTCTGGTTACTTTGATATTGGCGACGGCGACAACATGATCTTGATGCGGCGGTTTATCCCTGACTTTAAGAACCAAGAGGGAAACCTTACGGTAAACCTGTTATTGCGCGCCTACCCACAAACCACCGCTAGTCCAAGTTCCTTGGACCCCTACGTCATCACGCCGACGACAGACAAAGTGGACACGCGGGCTCGCGGGCGGCAGATTGCGTTGAAGATTACCAGTGACGAAGTCGATACTAACTGGCGCTACGGTACGCTGCGCGTTGATATTCAGCCGGATGGTCTGCGATGAGCAAAATACAGAACGTCCGACTACCTGACGCGGCGACAGGCGACTACAGCCCTCAGCAGTTTAACCAGTTGGTGCGTTCGCTAGAGCAGATTGTTCTGCAACTGAACTCTAGTTACACGCCGATAGTCACACAGAGCAAAAGCAACGCTCGGGCATGGTTCGAGGGGACATAAATGGCAGATAAATATTTTCATCAGAGACTTATCCCTGCAGCGGCGACCGAGACAACGATATACACGGTCCCTGCTGCAAATACGGCGATTATTAAGTCCCTGCGGGTGACCAATGCCTCCGGCAACCAGTCGGATATTACGGTAAGCCAGTACGAGACATCGGGTGGTGCAGCAGGGTATTTGTATCATGCTCAAGCATTAGCGCACAGTGCAAGCGTTGACGTGTTTGCAGGTGTTCCGTGCATTTTAGAAGAAAGTAACGTCTTAAAGGTTACTTCGACACGAGCCGATGTGACTTTTTACCTGTCTTATCTTGAAGTGGACAGGGACTAATAATTGCTTGATAATCAGCAGTAATTTCGCGCTTCGGGCGCGCGACCCTGTGTGGTCCTACTTAAAAAATTAAGGAAAAGATCATGGCAGAAGCGATGCAGGGAGCTATGCCCCCACCTCCCCAAATGGGTAATATGAGCGCCGAAATGGCCGCCGTAGAAGAGATGCGAAAGCAGGTCTCGCCCTCCGAAGTGAACAATGAAATGCTCATGGCGGCAGAACAGGCCGACCCTATTGCCGTTGCAGAGTTCAGACGTGAACTCGAAGAGATGGAAATCCCGCCGGAGGTGCTTGCACTTCTTAATACGATGGTTGATGAGGTTCTCGCCGACCCCGCTAACTACGCCGCTATCCGCGAGCGTTACATGGCGCAGGGCGTAGACGAGGAGCTTCTCCCTGAGGCGTTTGATGCTCAGCTATTTGGCGCGTTACAAGTCGCGCTTGATCAGCTTCGAGCTCCTGACACAATGGCTCCCCCACAAAACTTCGCCAAGGGCGGTATCGCAAGCCTCCGCCCAATGGCTCAGGCTATGGCCGACGCAGGCCGTAACGGCGACACGATGGTCGCCCATATTAGCCCCATTGAGGCACAGATCCTAAAGCGTATTGGCGGTAGCGGCACGACTAACCCTACCACCGGCATGCCTGAGTTCTTCCTGAAGAAGCTATTTAAGAAGATCGGTAAGACGGTCAAGAAGTTTGCCAATACGACGATTGGTAAGATCGTTATCGGTACGGCCCTGTTCGCAATTGCCGGTCCGGCAGCAACGGCAATATTTGGAAGCACCGCTGCCCCTGCTTTGGTTGCCGCTACCAAAGGTTTCGTAGCCGGTGCAGGCTCGTCTCTTATTGCAGGTGGAAACTTTAAAGACTCCCTGAAGGCAGGCGCTATTGGCGCGGTAACTGCCGGTGCAGTAAGTGGCGTGACCCAAGGAGCAAGCGCATTTAAGTCTACTGCAGCGCCTACAGGTGCTCCGGTGACTACTTCTGTCCCTGCGGTGGATAGCACAGCGGCACTTCCTGATTTAAGCGCTACAGCGGCAGAGACGGTGGCGACTGGCGTACCGATGCCCATGGACCCCTTTGCCGCCAGTCCCACAGGAATGCCTGTTGCAACGCAGCCTGTCGTACCCCCTATCCCCGCAGCACCTCCTATACGGCCGGGCGACCCCTTCGCTGCCTCCGGAGCGCCTGTTGCTCGAGCGCCAGTCCAAAGCGGTGTTGCTTCATTGCCCACCACGCCTGCAGCAGGTCAGCAAGTAGCCGCTACAGGCGGTCAAACCGCCCCATCAAGTTTCTTTGGGAACATAAAGGAAACCTTTGCTCCGGGCGATGCGACTTTTGGCGACAGAGTAGAAAGCCTAAAAGACGCGTTCTCTCCCGCTGCGCGTCAGGCGGCAGGGGCGGAAAGAGCACAATTAGCAGGCAATAAAGCTTTTGGCGATACGTTAGATCAATTCGCACAGAGGGGTATAACTGAGAACACTCAAGGTTACGCGACAGCGGTTAAGGCAGCTCAAGACGCCGCTTCTGCCGCAGTGGCGGCCAATACTTCGGGGGCAATATCCAACTACCTACCTCTAGCCGCTGCAGGCATGGGCATCGCCGGATTATCTGGAGCGTTTAGCCCTGAGCAACCACAGCTACCGCCCGGCTTTGAAGGTATGACGGATGCGCCCGGCCAACGACTGCTCGAGCAGTACCCTGAGCGTTACGGCCTGAGCTTTGGCGGCGTGAATACCATGTCGCAAACTGCTCCTTATCAAATGTATCGTCCCTACGGTGCCGCGAAAGGAGGCAGTACGTCTGACTTCCCACGCAAGAATGGCCACATAAGCGGGCCGGGCACTGGTACGTCCGACGACATCCCCGCAATGCTCAGCGACGGCGAGTTTGTATTCACCGCCAAGGCAGTACGCAACATGGGCAACGGATCACGGCGCAAGGGCGCTAAAAAAATGTATGCACTTATGAAGAATCTAGAGGGCCGCGCCAATGGTTGATATGACCTATTCAACCCAGTACGTACGTGAAGCGCCAGAAATTGAAGCGTACAAGCTAGGACTAATTAACGAGGCTCGAGACCTTTACAATCAGCCTATGTACCTGCCCGCCGTTGAGGCCGCAGGTCTTTCTGGCACTGAGCTGCAGGGAATTGACTTTGCCAAGCAGGGTGTTGGCGCGTTCGAGCCTTACATACAGGCGGCATCTCAAGGCGTCACCCAAGGCATGGACCTCACGCAGCGTGGCGCGTTAGCGGCAGGCGCTGTTGACACGACGGCTCAGTATCAGGCCGCTCAGGACATGATGGGTCGCGCAGTCCCTGTTATTGGTCAAGGTATTGGCGGTATCTTAGGTTCTGCTAAGGCATATGACCCAAACCAAGCCGCCTCTTACATGAACCCTTACCAACAGCAGGTGACACAAAACGCTCTTGGTGAGATGCGCCGTCAGGCGAACATCGCCCAGACTGGAGCCGCCGCACAAGCAGTGGGTGCAGGTGCTTTTGGCGGGACTCGAGAGGGTGTTCAGCGCGCTGAAACTGAGCGCGGCGTTCAGGACTTGATGCAGCAGCGAATCATGCAGGACTACGCCAACAACTACGCGCAGGCACAGCAGGCGGCAATGCAGGGATTTGAATCTCAGCAGCAGCGCCAACTGGCCGGTGGGCAGGCGTTAGGTCAAGCCGGAATGCAGTTCGCCAATCTCGGACAGGGTATCGGCGGTTTGACTGCACAACAGGCAGGCGTTGACATTAACAAGGCAGGCGCATTAGGCAACCTTGGTAGCCAGATGGGGTCGCTTGGCACGCAATACGGCGCATTAGGTCAGGCTTCACAGCAACTCGGCGCGGCAGACACAGGTCTGTTGATGGGTCTTGGTGGCCTCGAGCGTCAAGTCGAGCAAAGCCAGATCGACGCGATTCGATCCACCCAGATGCAGGAAGCGATGGCTCCTTATCAGCAGCTTGGTTTTGTTTCAGACATTTATCGTGGCGCACCAACCACCTCAATGGCACTTACCGCCCAGACCGCACCTAGCGCGAGCCCGCTGCAAACAGCGGTAGGCTTGGGAGTAGGCGCGTTGTCCACGGCAGCCGGTGCACAGAAAGCAGGGTTATTCTAATGAAAGATGAGCTTCAGATGGTTGATGACGATCAGGTCGAAAACGTCGGGATTATGTCCGGCTTTATGGACGAGATCGACGAGTTAATGGAAGAGCTCTCTGGCGAGGAGCGAGAGGAAGGTGACGACGCCGACATGGCGCGGATGATGGCGCGCACGCCTGACTCACCTGAAATCCTCATGAATAACCTTCGTGGTGACATGCGTTCGATTGACGCGCGCCGTGAGGAGCTTGCCGATTTGGTTGGATTCCGTGAAGCAGAAGAAACGCCTGAGGGTGTTCTTGCGTTACTGCAGCCGGTTCTAGCGCAGCAGGCCGCGCCCGCTATGCCGATGCCTGCACCTATGCCACAGGGCATGCCTCCTGAAATGGCCGGAATGGCACCACCTCCTATGCCCGCAGGTCCTGCACCTGCGATGGGCGGTATTGGTGGATTGCCCATGGACCAAGGACCTGCGCCTATGGCGATGGCTAACGGAGGCATGGTCCAGTATTTTCAAGAAGGTAGCGGCGAGGAGGGCGTTACCCCAAATAGTAGTGCCTACCCTCCTGAAATTGTGGCAGCAGCCATAGAGCGTTATAAAGCGATAATGAATCAGCAGCCTGAAACCGTGCCTGATTTACGGGCCGGAGTAGACCAGAATCTGGCTTTGTATCAAGACATTCTTGGCAGTGACCCGAAGGATACGCAGGCTCAGATGTTGTTTGACATCGGTCAGGCGGCGCTCGGCTATGCCGGTAACGTAGGTCCTGACGGGCAACCACTTCGTGGTTCTGCTGCGGCAAGACTAGCAGGCGCTACACGAGAACTGCCCGGCCGTATCGGTCAGCGTGCAGCAGGCATGTCCAAAGAGGCGCAAGCGCTTAAGATGGCAGCACTGCAGGCAGCCGAAGCTCAAAGGAGCGCGGCTCAGGAACGGAATGTGAAGCTTGCCGAGCGTCAAGCCGACATCTACGGCGACATCGCCACGCAGAAGCCTGCTAAGCTTAGCGCATATGAGGAAAAGATTCAGGACCTCATGAACACTATGGAAATGACTCGACCTGAAGCGGTAGAGATGGTCAACACAAGCACGTTTATTGAGCCTAATTCTGGAAATACCATTAGGTATAACCCGATTACTCAGACGGCTGAAGTGATAGACGTGGCGTTCCCTGAACCTCCGGCGCCTCCTACGACTCCGCCAGAAGTTTCTGCAGAGGATTTATCCTTTGACGTAGGTACGGGAACAGGTGCATTCGCTGCTGTGCGAAACCTATACAGCAGCACGCTTGGTCAACTGCCGTTCTTACCTGCAGCACTTAAGACAGAGGAGGCAGCGCAGAGATTACGTTTCCTAGAAAGAGACGCGATTTCGTCACTTGCTACGACCTCTCGCCCGTCTGTTGTGGAACAGGCACGTATTTTGGCCACTATACCTCAAGCACTTGATTTTAGTCAGAACCCTGAAATCGCACAAGAAAGCTTGGCTAACTTCGTAGACCTCATGGGTCAGGTGTATGTTGATGACGTGAAGTACAGTAACGACATTTCAAACCCCAAAGGCGAACGCGACAAGTCTGAAGCTAGGGCTCGAGCAGTACAACGAACCATTGGCTCTCTATTACGTCCAGATGCCGCCGAGCTATACTTTGACACCGTCAATAATGCTGTAAAAGTCGATGCAGGAAAGTTTGGTGAGATGTCCAAAGAGGAATTGATGGCTGTAAATGTGGCAGAGCTAGAGGGTAACACTCTTGCTGCCTTCATTACTGCTGCTAAAAAGTTTCAATAAGGGTAATTAGTAATGGCTGATGAAGAAAAAGGCGTTACAGACGCAGAGCAGCAACAAAAAGACCTTGCTCTAGCCCTACAGCTACAGCTCTCGCTTGGCGACGGCGCTCCTGCTCAACCTGTTTCTGCAGAAGAAGCCTATATGGCCGCTAATTACGGTCCTCTTGAAACCGCCAACCGCATGATGGCCCAGACTTTAGATACCTTGGTTCTGGACTATCTCCCCGACAAGTGGAAAAACAAGCTTGCTGACATAGGCATAGGCTTTCCTGCGGGATATGAAATGCCCGGCAAGGCAGGTGCAGCAGCCAAAATGATAGGCACCGCCGCCCCGTTCGTTGCGGCGCCTGTTCTTGCGGGCAGGCAATTAGCACAGGAAAGCGCTAGGACACTTGCACGTCCGGGCCCTGCGCGTAAGTTGTTAGAAGACATCTATAGGACTTCTGTAACAGCGCCTAAGACTTTTTACGGCTCTGAAATAGCTGCCGCAGGCGCCGCCGGAGCAGCAGGGGAAGCCGCAAGACAGGGTGGAGCAAGTCCTGAAATGCAAGTGGTGTCTGAGCTTGCCGGAGGTTTTGGGGCAGGCGCTATACCCACTATGATACCCAGAACTGCACAGCGCTTAGTTCAAGGGGTTAAAGCTAATCTAGCACCTTTCACCGAGGCAGGCGGAAGCATTCGTGCTGCGCGTCAAATGCAGGAACGGGCAGGTGGTCAGGTTCGCGCGTTAGAATTAGCGGATGCTTTGGATGATGTGCCAGAAGGCGTAACTCCGGCACAATTTCTTGGTGACAATGTTTTAATGGCCCAAGAAGCTCGTCTAATTGCAGACAACCCCGACATAGGCAATGCAATTGCTGTTGATTTAATGGCTGCGCGACGTGCCGCGCAGGAAGAGCTTGTTGACTTAAGGGGGCAGCCTCGAACTCGACAGGAATGGGAGCAGGCGGTTATTCAGCGTGTTACACCGCCGGGCACTACAATTACCAAAGCTCAAACCGACGAGATGCTTAGCGAAGCATACAAGGCCTTCGATCCTTTTTATGATGCGGCAAGAGGGCTGCCTGCGCCACTTAATAAGTTAACCCGTTTAGATGTAATAGACTCAACTGACACGCCCTCTATTATCGCAACCGATGATCAACGAACGGCGGTGCGTAGATACCTTGAGGATCTGACTACTGCGTGGGAATCGCCCGGCTTTAACGAGCCTCGAGCGCGCATGGGAACTACTGATGACCTGATTGACATGCGTAGCAAGATTAGGGCCGAGCAACGAGCTCAAATGCGCGCAGGAAATCTTGAGCGGGCCGATCTTTTAGGCGCTGCTGAAAATGTAGTCAGTCAACAAATACGAAACGCAGTAAGCCCAGAAACCGCTGTTCGACTTAATGAGGCAGACAGGCTTTATCGTCAGTACAAGGTTATCGAAACAGCCATCTACAACAGCGGCGACAATGTTCTGACCGCCGACATGGTGTCTGAAGCGATTCGCACAAGCGGCCTTACAACTCCTTCGCGCTATGCTCGAGGAGAGATTGAAGAAGTACAGAAGTTACGTGAACTAGCCATTGCAGGCAGGGACGTAGCAGAGTACTTGGGCGACCCTGAGCGTGCGTCACTTATGGTCAGGGGGTTAGACGAAGACGGTAAGAGCGCCGTTCAAGCGGAGTTTGTAAATGCTCTTATTAAAAGGGCAAAGCCTGACGCCGCTGAAATATCAGACGGCATGGTGCTTATATCTGGAAACAAATTAACCCGAGACATTACCGAAAACATAGAGGTAATGCAGGCACTGGGTATGGGTCCAGAGGATATTGGCCGAGTAAGAGATATCGCCAATAGAGTTACCATGATGGAGAAGAAAAGCCCTGCAGCAGTTGCGAAACTGTTTGACGATGGGCCGTCTACAGTCATGGAACTACTTGCCAGTGTGGTCGGAGCAAAGCAGGGGTCGAACCTCGCTTCAGTTGCTGACATCGGCCAGAGCCTTGTACTTGCACAGTTCTTCTCTAACCGGGCCCGTAGGTGGTTAACCAAAGTAACTTCCGATAAAGCAGCTCAGCTTTTAAAAGACGCCGCCACAGATCCTCAACTGTATCAGGCCTTGCTTAGAAAGAATGTTGCGCCTGCCGATAACATTAAAGCGGCCAGATACATCGAAAGCTACTTAGCCGCAACTGGTCAGCTCCAAGCTGAGGAAGCAATGGACCTCGATGAGCCAACCGACCAAGAGTTGCAGTTCGCACCGTTCGAGGCAAGTACCCGTGGTCCACGGAGAACGCCTAGCGCACCACCAACACGTGGCGTGCCGGGCCTTGGTTCAGAGCAACCGGCTCCCGCTGCACCTGCCGTGGCCCAAGGACCTACGGGTCAAAGCAGCAGGGACATGCTCGAGCAGCTATTCCCCTTTGGCTAATGGCAGGCATAAAAAAGGCCCCTAGTTAGGGGCCTTTTCTTTATGGGCAGACTACAGTGTAGGTGTTGTCTTCATTCTTACTGATGTCGCCCGGACATAAATAACCAAAGTCATAGCCCTCGGCTAAATCAAGCTCTCGATCCCGAGCAGCTATCCTCGCTGCCTCTTCGGCCTCTACTGCCGTCTTATAGGTTCTCCAAGAAACCTTACATCCGCACTCGTGCTTCAATGGCTTGGGATAATCCATTTTCTTTCTCCTGTATTAATTTTAAAGAACGGCCATCTCTTAGATGACATAGTCATTGTACTACACTTTACTACTTAATGCAAACATCTATTTTTCACTACTGTTGTGGAACTCGTCAACTCGACGCATCCATAGGTCCTTATAACCTTGGAACTCGCGGCCTGCGGTGGAGAACTCCGCAGTGCTGCCGTCTGATCTAACCGCCATCAACACAACTGCATTGTCTATTTTAGTGCCGTGCATTTCATCGTGCGCTAAAGCGTACGCCGCTAACTGGCAGAAGTAATCCTCGATCCACTCCCGCTTCTTCGGCTTGTTGCTCTGCTTGAAGTCGATGATGGCAGGCTTGTCTCGATAGACTCCGACTAAGTCCGTGGTACCCGCATACTTCTCCGGATAAAACAGAGAAACCTCAGAGCCCCAGATTTCATTCACGTTGTGAAAGTATCGGTTGATAATCTTGTAGCCGAGCTCGTAGCCCTTGCACATCTCCCAGTTCGTCGGGCGGGGCAGGTCTCGATACGCGACCATCCGTTCAATGACCTCGTGCAAGTAAGTGCCGACCAGTGACGCCTCGTTTTTAATACGCTCCGCCTCTTCCTCACCTACGCGCGCGACCCACGCATCAAGGCCCCCTTTATCTGCTTTGGTGGCGGACAGGATAGTCGTCACGCTTGGCAGTTTCTGCTCGCCGTAGATATACCGGCGGCCCTCGGGCAGGTCCTGACGTTGCAGGGAGATGTATTTAAATTTCTTTCGCAGCGGGATTAGATCAACCAATCTTTCATCTCCTCGCCAAGCACTTCGTTGGCTATGTCAATTTTGGAACGCAGGGCCTTGACTATCTTCTCGTCGACCGTGCCCGGCACCATAAGGTCCACGTAGGTAACAGACTTTGTCTGGCCGATTCGATGCGCGCGGTCTTCGCTCTGCAAACGTACCTCGAGGTCAAAACTGTTACTATAATACACAACTGTATTCGCTGCTGTGAGCGTAAGTCCGTATCCGCCGGTCCTTGGGTTGCCAACAAAGAACCTGAGCTCACTGTCGGGGTCTTGGAATTCACGGACCACGCGCCTACGCTCTTCGTCATCGGTGTCACCGTAGTAAGTGCCGACAGCGTTCATGCCGTACTCTTTTGCAAGCGCAAGCTTGATGGCCTCGATGTCGTGGCGGTAGTTCGCCCAGATAATAACCTTGTCTGATGTCTCTTCGACCACGGACAAAAGTTCGTCCATTCGTTTGCTTGGAATGCTTATCTCGGTGCCGTCGTCGAGCTTCGAGTGGCCGCAGGCTATCTGATGCAGACGCATGATCTGGGTCAGGGCGTTAACGGTCGTCGTCATTCCTTTGTCGAACAGGGCCAGAGCAAGAGACGACATCTCGTCGTAGGCCTTGCGCTGCTCTTTGGTTAACTCGACCTCACGCTTGACGAAGACCTTGGGAGGCAGATCGAGGCACTCCTCTTTGGTAATGCGGTAAGCGAATTTATCAAGCTTCTCTTTAAGCTCGTCGAGCTTGCGGTAACCTACGATCTTCTTAAAGCTGTGGCTGCCCATGTGCTTCTCAACAAGAATCGCATAGCGTGCGCGGAACGAGTAAAAGCTCGGTGCGTTCAGGCATTCCTCTGACAGGAAAGCGCATTGTTGGTACAGGTCCATAGGCGAACGGGTAACCGGCGAGCCCGTCATGATCCGTCGATAAAGAGCCTGCTGCCCGACTTTCAGTACGTTCTTCGCACGCTTGGCCGTTGGCGTTTTGATCGTAGTGCTCTCGTCGATAGACATAAAACACTTGGTATACATTGCAAAGCGCTTTGCATACTCGAAGCCCTTAGTGGTCGACAGGGCTTCCACGTTCATCACGAGAATCTTTAAATCCTCTGTAACCTCCCACAAGTTTTCAAGCTGAGCCCTCTCCGCTTTACGTGGGTTAGGGGTCCAAAGCGCCGTGCGGTGAATCACGTGGTCAGGCAAATGCTTGGGTAATTCTTCATCCACCCAGTTACGATAAACACCCTTCGGCGCTATGATAAGTGCCGAATTTATTTTGCCCACGTCATAAAGCATGGCCAGATTGTTAATGACCATGAACGATTTACCAGTACCCATGTCAGCAAAAAGCGCTGCTACAGGCCTTTTCCAGAACTGTTCTAAATATTTTTTTTGATGTGCAAACGGTTGATTTTTAAACCGATAGCGATCAATCCACAAGTTTTCCACAGCTTATCTCCTTTCTAGGTTTGCTTTTCGGTTGACACCGACTAGCTAACGCAGTGTATCATAGCGCCTCGCATTTGCGAAACAAACCAGAAAGGAGAATGAAATTGCCAAAAGTATTTGTTGTTTCTGAGACCCAGAAACATAATATTATTCCCGCAGCCGATTTCGGTGACATCGAAATTGTTCTGCCCCCTAATCAAGCGCAGGTTATTTTCTCGTCCGGTCCGACTGTACAAAGAGTCAAACGGGCGCTAGAAGATTTCTGTGACGACGACTACCTCTTGTTTATTGGTGACCCGACCGCCATTAGTATTTTAGCTGCAGTTGCTGCCGCTAAGAACTCCGGCCGGTACAAGGCGCTGAAGTGGGACAAGCAGGAGCGCCGGTACTTACCTATACAGATCGATTTATTTCCACATAGAAGGGATAACGACGATGATTGATTTTGAAAAAGACGCAGAGGCGTTAAAGCTACAAGACGACGATATCGAAGGTATCGCGGCATTAGCAAAAAGAGCTAAAGAGTTAGAGAAAGAAGTCGAAGACCTTGAAGCGGTCACGAAGGAAAGAAAGGATCAGCTTAGAAAATTAACCGAACAGTCCATCCCTGAAGCATTAACCCAAGTCGGCATGAAAGGTTTTGTGATGGATGACGGCAGCAGGATTGAGCTAAAGGCTTTTTACTCTGCCAGTATTTCTGCCGCACGCAGAGCCGAAGCGTTCCAGTGGTTACGCGATCACGGCATGGACGACATCATTAAGAACACTGTCAGCGTCCGATTCGGACGTGGCGAAGACGAGCTCTGTTCTCGTCTGTTAGAGATTCTTGGTACGCAAGGCTACCCTGCCGAGCAAGCTGAGAAGATAGAACCCATGACCTTGAAAGCATGGGTGAAGGAGCAGGTCGAGCGGGGCAATGAATTCCCAACCGAACTGTTTGGCGCCTACATGGGCCAGAAAGCAATCATTAAATCTTAAAGAGAAAAGGAAAAAGGAAAAAGAGACATGGCTAAATCAGCAGAAGTAGCGGTAAAAGGTAACACAGCCGTCGCATTAGCGGTGAACTTCGAAGGTGACGCGCAGAGCGGCTTCGAGCAAATGGATCAAGACGATTTTGCTCTACCGTTCTTACGAATCCTGACAAACATGTCGCCAGAGATTGGTGAAGTCGACGGCGCAAGCCCCGGCATGATCTACAACTCAGTAACAGGCGAACTGTTCGACGGTAAGAAAGGCGTACAGGTTATCCCCTGCACGTACATTCGCCAGTATATCGAATGGGCACCACGTGGATCGGGCAGCGGTGGACCGTTGAACATCTACCCCGCAACAAGTGACATCCTGTCCCGCACGCATCGCGAGCCGGGCGACAACAAGGATTACACAGACAGCGGAAGCTACATCGAAAACACAGCAAATCATTACGTAATGATGCTCGACGAAGCAGGCGTTCCAAACCCTGCGCTAATCGTAATGAAGTCCACTCAGCTCAAGAAGTCACGCAAGTGGAACAGCATGATGATGTCGGTAAAGCTCACCGGAGCTAACGGCATGTTTACTCCACCTATGTACTCACAGATTTATCGACTGACTGTCGCGTCTGAGTCTAATGACAAAGGCAAGTGGCACGGTTGGGAAATTGAGCGAGTAGGCAGCGTTGAAGATGCAGGCGTTTACGAGACTGCAAAACAATTTGCTGCAAGCATCGGTGCAGGAGATGTAAAAGTGAAGCACCAAGATGAATCGAAGCCTAGTACAGGTGAGGAGTCACATAGTCACTTTTAAGTCTGACGCCGGAGGGTAAAACCTCCGGCCTTTACCGAGAAAGAAGAATGGAAAAGCTAGATAAATTCATGGCCATCTTCGAGGGTTTGCACTGCGCCTACGGCACCTATCGAATCTCAGGTGAGCCAAACGAGAAAGGCAAGAGTACTGGTCAGGCGCTCGTGGTACGCAAGCCGCCGACCAAGGACCTGTGGCAACGCCACTTTGACGGGATAGATCCGTCACTCGGAATCATTCCAATACGCGCCGACAATAGCTGTACGTGGGGCGCTATAGACATTGACCAGTACCCGCTAGACCTACAGGCGCTGATCGAGAAAATTAAAAAGCTTGGGCTACCGCTCGTGACGTTTCGTAGTAAGTCGGGTGGCGCGCACGTCTACTGTTTCACAAAGACCCCTGTGCCTGCAGGAGATATGCAAAAGTATCTGACTGCATGCGGTGGCCTGCTCGGTGAAGCAGGGCGTGAGATATTTCCTAAGCAATCTGAAATCCTAGTCGAGCGTGGTGACACCGGCAACTACCTTAACCTGCCTTATTTCGGCGGAGAGAAAAGCCTGCGCTATGCGCTTAAGGAAGACGGTAACAGCGCGACGCTAGATGAGTTCTTCGCCATCTACGAGGCCAACGTGCAAGACGCTTTGGTTATGCCTAAGCCTCCCGAGAAACCAGACACGCCCGTAAAGGACGGACCGCCATGTCTGCAGGCACTCTGCTCGCAGGGCTTTCCTGAAGGCTCACGGAACAATGGCATGTTCTCTGTCGGCATCTACCTTAAGAAAGCTTTCCCTGTTGGGTGGGAAGACAAGCTGATGGAGTACAACCATAAGTACTTTAATCCGCCTCTCGGCCTGCAGGAAATTGCGCTGATACAGAAGCAGCTCGATAAAAAAGAATACCGCTATAAATGCAAAGACGATCCTATAAAATCATTCTGTAACCCCTCTCTGTGCAGGCAACGCAAGCATGGCATTGGCGGTGATGGACCAGACAGCCCGCAGCTCACGTCACTGAGTAAGTACGCAAGCGAACCGCCACTGTGGTTCCTTGACGTAAACGGCAAGCGCATCGAGCTCGAGACAGAAAGCCTGTTCAATCAAATGTTTTTCCAGAAGGCCTGCATGGAGCGGCTGAACGTCCTGCCGCCAACAATCAAAAAGCCTGACTGGGAGCAGCTTGTAAATGAACTGCTAGGTGAGATGGTTGAGTTGCAGGCCATCACCGAGGCAAGCGAAGACACCACAATCACCGGCAGGTTCGCTGACCTTGTTGAAGAATTCACGACCCACCTGCAGCAGGCAATGGACCGTGACGAGATTCTCATGGGCCGTGTCTGGACCGATGAAGAGAACGGCGTTTGTTATCTACGGATCAAGGACCTCGAAGCACACCTGAAGCGCAATAACTTTGGCACGCTGTCCGCGCCTAAGATGGCGCAGCGGTTACGTGAGCTCGGCGGTGAGCCAAGCGTCATAAAGCTTAAGGGTCGCACGGCTCGAGTGTGGAAGCTGCCTGTGTTTGATAAGCAGGATGCTCCATTCGATACGCCTACCAACAATGACTCGGTGCCGTTCTAATGATGACTAAGGTGTTCGGCCCGCCGGGTTCGGGTAAAACTACGTTCCTTCTTAACGTCGTTGAGAAGGAGCTCGCCGACAATACGCTATCGAGCCAGATAGGTTACTTTTCGTTTACTCGCAAGGCAGCAGGTGAGGCCCGTGATAGAGCGATCCAGAAGTTCCCTAGCCTGAACGCCGAGACTGACTTCCCGTGGTTTCGCACGCTACATAGTCTTGCCTATCATTGCCTCGGAGCAGGGGCCAAGGATCTGATGTCTGCAGAGGATTACGCGACGTTCGCAAAGGAAACTGGTCTCGAGGTATCAACCTCGCTAGAGGGCGACGAGTATATCGTGCGCG